TACAAAAGACAAGTTAGAAGAAATTCCTATGGATGTGGTTTTTGGTGCTATTTTTTTTTTGTACAATTTAGGGATAGACTTATCAAAGGTTATGATGGATTGTTTGGAGGATCATCAGATGGAAGATTGGATGGATCAGCAAACTTCTCTAGAAAATATGGATGGTATCAAAGCATCTTCTCTGCACTCGCTCAAAACGATGTTAGACGACTTGAAGATATCACTAAATTAAATGTACATAAATGCCTGTATGCTTTAGAATATATGAAAGAAAAATCAGAGTTAGAGGCAAATCAAATTAAAAAGAATTTTAAATGAGCAATCAGGGAATAAGGGGTTTTTATCAATTAACAGAAACAATTAAAACGCAATTATTAGCAGACATAAATGTTAATACGGTTACTACAGGAGATATTACAGATATCAATCTAGGTAAGCAAGATATGTTTCCATTATCCCATATTATAATTAATAATGTGGTTGTTAATGAGCAAACTTTAGATTTTAATATAAGTATTTTAGCCTGTGATATTGTTAATCAATCAAAGCTAGAAACAACAGATATATTTACAGGTAACAATGATGTTCAGAATATATTAAACACTCAGCTAGCAGTCTTAAATAAGTTAATACAGAAGCTAAGAATGGGTAACCTGCATACTGATATGTACCAATTAGATGGCAGCCCAAGTTTAGATCCTTTTTATGATAGATTTGAAAACCAATTAGCAGGATGGACTGCAACAATGAATATACAGATTTATAATGACATTTATATTTGCTAATGGAATTTAATGAAGTAGATAAAGAATTAAAAAAGTTTGGTAATTATATCATTCAACAATCTAGAAGTAATTTAACTAAGGGTAAAAGAAATTACACTAATGAATTATACAATTCTCTAGGTTATAAGTTAGAAGAATCAGGTGATGGTTTTATCATTGATTTTTTTATGGAAGATTATGGTGCTTTTCAAGATAGAGGGGTTAAGGGTGTAAAAAGTAATTATTTAGAAAACAAGAACTCACCATTTTCTTATAAGGCAAGTAGCAATTTAAAAGGGTTAGAATATAAAACAAAGATATTTTCTAAGTGGGCAAAATACAGGAAGCTACAACCTAGAGATAAAAAAGGAAGATTTGGAACGTATGAATCAATGGGGTATATCTTAGCCAATAGCATAAAGAACAAAGGTATAAAAGCTACTATGTTTTTCAGTAAACCATTTGAAGCTGCATTAGAAAGATTACCAATAGAATTAGTAAACTCGTTTACGTTAGATGTTGAAAATTCAATATTATTAGCACAAAAAAATTAAACAATGGCAGATATAGCATTAAGAAGTCCACAATTTAAACATAAAGAAATTCCTGCAACAGGGGTGTTTTCTAGTGTTTGTACTTTAACAATAGATGGAACTTTAAGATATACATTAGTAAAAAACGTAGCACCATCAACTTCAGTTAATTTTGATATATCAGAACTAGCAAGGGATTATTTAGAAATCCAATATGATAGTAGTTACATAACTCAGAATGTTTCTATTGTTACATCTATAAATAATTACTCAGGGCTAAATGGTACAGGTTCAATAGTAGGTAGTGCTGCAACTTTTACAGATAGAGGGTTTGAATCTTATGGAACATTCGATGAGGGTGTTAATCCATTTTTTACAGGAAATAGATCAGAGCCAACGATATTAATAGCTGCTAATAATTATACATCACCTGCATCTTTTACAATATTTGCACCAACAGGAAAGCAAGGTAAAATACCTTATATTGAAACTGATGCTAGTTTGTCTTCAGATTCATTTGCTACAAATGCTACAAGCATAACATTAGATGGAATTAATGTTGAGATAAAAAGAATTGATTGTACAAAATATGGAGCAGGTAGAAAGATAATATTTATTAACAAGTATGGCTCTCAGCAAGAATTATGGTTTTTCTTAAAGGAGGTAAAATCAATAGCTAGAACAAACGAAAATTTTAAATCTAATACTATAACCTACCCTAGTGATACAAATGCAACATACTCAATAAGTGATGCACCAAACAAGGTGTTTAATACACAGGCAAAACAATCTCACGTTTTAAGTTCAGGCTATTATCCTGAGTTTGCAAATGAATACTTTGAGCAATTACTATTATCAGAATATGTTTGGATGGAAAGACCAAGCAAAACAAATCCTAGTTCTAATGAGATAATACCTGTAAATGTTAAAACCTCAACAATGACTTTTAAAACTTCTGTTAATGATAAATTGATAGAATATAATATAAACTTTGAAGAAGCATTTGATTACATAAATAACATAAGATAGATGCAAAAGCTACAACTATACATTGAGGGACAAAGGGTAGATTTATTTAAAGATGAATCAGTTTCACTTACACAAACTTTACAGAATGTTAAGGATATCGGAAAGATATTTACTGAATTTACTAAAACATTTGCCGTTCCTGCATCTAGTGTAAATAATAAGATATTTAAACATTATTATAATTTTGATATAAATGGAGGTTACGATGCTAGAAGTAAACAACTTGCAACATTAGAATTAAATGACTTACCTTTTAAACAGGGTGCTATAAAATTAAATGGTGTTAAGTTAAAAAATAACGTAGCACATACTTATAATATTACTTTTTTTGGAAATACAATAAACCTAAAAGATATTCTAGCAGAAAGTCAATTATCTTCATTAAGTGGTTTAGCACAATATAATAAAATTTATAGCTTTGATGATGTAGTTGATGCAATGCAGAATGCTGAAAATAGTGGCAATATAATTGTTCCTTTAATCACTCACACGAATAGATTAATTTATGATAGTTCTAGTCACGTTAATTTTCCTCCTAATCCAGATTTAGGTATTAGAAATATTGCACATCACGGATCAGGAACAGGGAATCAAAATGGTGTTGAATGGAATCAATTTAAGTATGCTATAAAATTACAAGCTATTATAGATGCAATAGAAGCAGAAACTTTTGCAGGGGGTAAGACAATAACTTTCTCAAATGATTTTTTTAATAAGCCAAGTAATACGGATTTCAGTAATTTGTTTTTATGGTTGCATAGAAAGAAAGGATCAGTAGATTCACCATCACAAGTTTTACAGAATTTTACTCAGGTAACAGAATTAGGAACAACTACTTGTGTGCCTGTTTCTAATTGTCAGCCATCAACATCTAATGTTTCAAATGGTATTTTAGCTTTAACTGCACAAGCACCTTATAGTATATCATTTTTAAATCTAAATGTAACACCACCAAATACAACTGATGCTTATACAATTAGAGTTATTAGGGATGGATCTCAAATTGTTGGAGAAGTTACAGGAACAGGTAACAAGCAATTAATTGTAGTGCCTTGGAATGATAGTACCTATTCAATACAGATAGCATCTTCTACTAATATGGTTTTTCCTATTGGTGGAATACAATGGTCTGTTAGTTGGACAACAGGCGGTACAGGTTTTGGTACTAATGGTCAGATGTTATATTCTAATGCTGCAACTTTTACTACAACTGCTTTTAAGGATTTTAACATAAACGAACAAATGCCTAAAATGACCATAATGGAATTTCTATCAGGTCTTTTTAAAATGTTTAATTTAACTGCTTATGTAGATGATGTAGGAACTATTGTAGTTAGAACTTTAGATAGTTATTATGATGCAGGAACACAAATACCAATTAATATAGATAAATATTTAGATACAAAAACCTCAGCAGTAAATGTTGCTTTGCCTTTTAAAAGTATAAAATTTAAATATAAAGGTTTATCAACTTTTCTAGCTAAACAATTTGAGCAGATAAATAACTTAGGATGGGGAACATTATCATATACTTTAGATGGTAATATTTATGATGCACCTACAAAAGAATATACAATAGAATTACCTTTTGAGCATATGCAATATGAAAGGCTTTATGATGTTGATGGTGGTGCTTCTACTGATGTTCAATGGGGGTATTTTGTAGATGATAACCAAGAATCTTATTTTGGCTCACCTTTATTATTTTATCCTATAAGGCAACCTGGTGGAACTTCAATAAGAATACGAGATACAATAAGTGATGATTATAATGATATTGATGAATATTTTATTCCATCAAATGCACTAGCTTTAAGTTCTAATACAAGTAAGGTTAATATACATTTTGGAAATGAGATAAACGAATACCAAGCAAATGAAGTTGGTGATCCATTATCTTTTACAGATACTTTATTTATGACTAAATATATTAGTTACATAAGGGATGTATTTAATTTAAGTAGAAGAATCACAAAGGTGACTGCATATCTTCCGATGAAGATTTATTACAATTTAAAGTTAAATGACTTAATACAATTAGGTCAAAATAATTATAAGATAAATTCATTAACTACAAATCTATCAACAGGTAAAACTCAGTTTGAATTATTAAATGATGTAAGCCCATCAGTATCTAGTATTCCAACTACACCATCAGGATTAAATGTTACAAACTTAACATCTACTTCTGTTACTTTTTGTTGGAATGCTTCAACCTCAGCAGTTATTATGCGAAGCTATCAGGTTTATCAAAATGGTACGCAACAATCTAATATTATTCAAAGGGTACCTGCTATTCCAATTTCAAGTACATATTGTGCTATGATAACAGGATTGACACCTAATACAACTTATTCTTTTTATGTAAGTGCTTTAAATGATGATGTAGAAGAATCTGCATTATCTTCAGTTTTAACTATAACAACATTACCATAATGATTAAAAATATAATAGATCTATTGCAGGTTGCAAAAGGAGAAACGGAAAACATAAGAATTGCACAAGGAAAGTATAAATTATCAGAAACTTTTTCAGAAGCTATTAAGCAAACAAAAACAAATATAATATGGCGAAAAAAATAGAACTTGAATTTGAGTTAAAATACAAAGAAGCTGCAAAAAACTTAGATGAATTTCAAAAAGAATATGCCAAGCTAGAAAAAGAAGTACAATCTGCTAATAAGAAAACAGAAGATGCTTTAAAGAAAGTTGAGAAATCAGCTAAGGATGGAGCAAAGGGAGTTAAAAAGGTAGGAGCATCTATAAAAACTTTAGCGAAAGCCACAGGTATTATTTTCTTATTACAGAAAGCATTTGAATTTGTTTCTTCTGCAATACAGGAAAACCAAGAAGTAATGGATGGTTTAAATACTATCTTTCAAACTGCTCAAATTGTATTCAATGAAATAGTAGGGGTGTTTGTAGATGTTTATAAAAGTGTTTCGTCAGCAACAGAAAACTTTGATGCATTAGGTAAAGTATTAGGTGGAATAATTACAGTAGTTTTATCTCCTTTTAAACTTGCTTTTTATGGAATATCATTAGCAGTTCAGGAAGCACAATTAATGTGGGAAAAATCATTTTTTGGAGATGGAGATCCTGAAACAATAAAAGAATTAAATCTTGCAATACTAGAAACGAAATCAAATATAGTTGATGTTGCAACAGAAACTGCAAAGGCAGCAGGTGAAATTGTAGATAATTTTGGAGAAGCAATTACAGAGGTAACTGAGATAGGAACGCAAGTAGTTGATGGATTAAAAGAAGTAAGTATTGAAGCTGCAATAGAAACTGCTAAAACAAATCAGGCATTAAAGAAATCTGCACAAATTGCTGTAGCAGAATCTAGAATACTATTAGAACAATATGATAGGCAAGCTGAGGTACAAAGGCAGATTAGGGATGATGAAACTTTAAGTATTGAGGATAGAAAAAAAGCTAACGATGAATTATTAGTTATTCTTGAAAAGCAAGAAACAGAAATGACTAAAAATGCTAAATTAGTCAAAGATGCAGCCCAAGCCCAATTTGATTTAACAGGTAAGACAGAAGATTATGTTGCAGTACTAGAAGCAGAAGCAGAGATACAGGCAGTTGCAGCAACGGTTACAGGGTTTAAATCAGAACAACAAATAAATAATAATGCTTTAGTAAAAGAAGCAACTGAATTAACAAATGCAAAATTAGAAAGCGAATCATTACTATCAATAGAACAAAAAAGATTTAATGCAGAACAGATAGAAGATGAATTAGCTAGATTAGAAGCATTAAAAGAAGTTGATATATTAGAAGCTGAACAGGAATCTTTAAGGTTACAAGCAATAGTTAATAATGCAAATGCAGGTACACAGGCTAAGATAGATGCACGAATAGCTTTAGATCAATTTACAGAGCAATCAGAACAAACTAGTGTTACAAGGGCAAAACAAATAGCAGATGCAAAAACTAAAATTTCAGATGCAGAAGAAAAAGCTAAAAAAGATAATCTAGATAAAACTGCTGATGTATTAGAAAACTTTAGTAACATAGCAGGAAAAGAAACTGCTGCAGGTAAGGCTTTTGCAATCGCTGCTGCAACTATAAATACTTACAGAGGGGTATCAGATGCTTTAGCTGCCACTACTGCAACACCATTTGAAACTGCATTAAAATTTGCAAATGCTGCAGCTATTGGTATTTCAGGAATAGCAAATGTTAAAAAGATATTAAGTGTTAAAACACCACCTGTATCAGGGGGATCAGCATCACCATCAGGAAGTCCAACTCCTGCACCATTATCTGTACCACCTGCTTTTAATATAGTAGGAGCAAGTGGAACGAATCAATTAGCATCAGCAATAGGAGAACAATCTCAGCAACCTATTCAAGCATTTGTAGTTTCTAGCGAAGTAACTACTGCACAAGAATTAGATAGAAATATTATTGATGAAGCTACAATAGATTAAAAAGCAAAATTTAAAATTAAATACGTTATATTATTATGAAGATAGTTGAACTTATATTAGACGAAGAACAGGAAGAAAGTGGAATTGAAGCAATATCAATCGTAGAATCACCTGCTATTGAATCAGACTTTGTAGCTTTAAAGAATGAAGAAATAAAATTAGCAGAAATAAGTAAAGAAAAAAGAATCTTGCTAGGTGCTTTGTTAATCCCTAATAAACCAATCTACAGAAATGGTAGTGAGGGTGATTATTATATTTTCTTTTCTAAAGATACTATTTCTAAAGCATCACAAATGTATTTAAGAAATGGATATCAAAACAATTCTACCTTAGAACACTCAAAAGATTTAAAAGGTTTGACATTGGTAGAAAGTTGGATAGTTGAAGATGAAGTACAGGACAAGTCAAGAAAGTATGGATTGAATGTACCTGTTGGGACTTGGATGGGTGCAGTTAAAGTTAATAATGAAGAAGTTTGGAATGAATATGTTAGAACAAATAAAGTTAAAGGTTTTTCTATTGAGGGTTATTTTGCAGATAAAATGGAAGCACCTAAAGAAGCAGTTAAAGAAGATATGTCAAGTGAGATTGATAAACAGACCTTACTAAAAATAAAAGAAATTTTAACTTCTAATTAATGGGCAGAAATACAAAAAATAAAAAAACATTTATACCATCTAGAACAAGTCCAACAGGAAGTTCTAGGGCTTGTTTATGTTGGGATACAAATAAATATTCTATTGAATGTTGTGATGGATCTATGCAGGCTCAGGGCATAGGTGTTATAACAAGAACAGATTGAAAATGCAAAAAGTAAATTAATAATCGTTATATAAATAATATGAAATCAACCGAAATGTTAAATCAAATTAAGACACTTCTAAATATCGAGGTTAAACTTGAAGAAATGAAGTTAGAAAATGGCACAATAGTTAGTGCAGAATCATTTGAAAAAGGAAAAGAAATCTTTATAGTAACAGATGATGAAAAGGTAGCAATGCCTGTTGGAGAATATTTACTTGAAGATGGTAGATTAGTTGTAGTTGAAGAAGAAGGTAAAATTGGTGATGTTAGAGAAGTATCAGATGAAGTACCTGCAAAGGAAGAAGAATCAGATGATAAAGAAATTACTGAAGATCTAGCTGAAGAAGAAGAAGAAAAAAAAGAAGAAGAAATGGCAGATGTTGCAGATTGGGAGGGAATGGAAAAAAGAATCCAAAACCTAGAAGATGCGATTGCAGATTTAAAAGCTGACAAAGAAAGTAAAATGAAAGAAGAAGAAATGTCAGAAGAATCTTCAGAAGAAGTAATTGAGGAAAAAGTAGAAATGTCAAAAGAAGTTCAGGAACAATTATCAGAGCCTGCTTCTAAGCCAATTAAACATAATCCTGAGGGCGAAAGCAAACAAATGAAAAAGGTTGAATTCGGAAAAGGAAAATTCACATCAACATTAGATAGAGTATTAAATAAATTAAATAAATAAAATAGAATGAGTAATTTAAAAAACGTAGAATTAGCTACAACAACAAACGTAACTTCCACATATTCGGGACAATTTGCTGGTGAGTACATTGCTGCTGCTTTATTAAGCGCATCAACTATTGATGATGGTGGAATCACAGTAAAATCTAACATTGCTTTTAAAGAAGTAATTAAAAAACTAGCAACAGATGCATTAGTAACTGCTGCAGGGTGTGATTTTAATCCAACCTCAACAATTACATTAACTGAAAGAATCTTACAACCAACTGAGTTACAAGTAAACTTACAACTTTGTAAATATGATTTCGTAAACGATTGGGAATCTGAGCAAATGGGCTTCGGATTAGGTCAGTCACTACCTCCTAAATTCTCAGACTTTTTAATAGCACACGTTGCTTCTAAAGTTGCACAGAATACTGAATTTAATATTTGGCAAGGAGATACTACTGCAGGATCTAAAAATTCATTTGATGGATTTGAAAAGTTAATCGCTGCTGCTGTAACTGCTGGAGATGTACCTGCAGGTCAGGCTTTAACATCTGTTGCATTAACTGCTGCTAACATCGTTGAAAAATTATCTGACGTTGTTGAAGCTATTCCTGCTGCATTGTATGGAAAAGAAGATTTATTTGTTTATGTTTCTTCTAAAGCTGCAAAACTTTATGTTCAAGCATTAGGTGGATTTGGAGCAAATGGTCTTGGAGCAAATGGTGTAAATGGAATGGGAACTCAATGGTGGAATAATGGATCATTAAGCATCAACGGAGTTAAGATATTTGTTTGTCCAGGGTTATCTGATGACAAAATGTATGCTGCAGAGAAAAGCAACCTTTATTTTGGAACAGGATTACTAAATTCAACTCAAGAAGTTAAGGTTTTAGATATGACAGATTTGGATGCTTCAAACAATGTTAGAATGGTAATGCGTTTTACAAGTGGAGTACAATTCGGAATTGCTTCAGATATCGTATCTTACGCATAATTAATTAATTAACCAATAAAATAGGGTAGGTAGAATTTATCTACTTACCCTTTTTTTTTAAAAAATCATATAAACAATGGCTTGTACATTAACAACAGGTAGAAAAATACCTTGTAAAAGTGCCTTTGGTGGCATAAAAAAAGTATTATTTGCTGACTATGGAACAATAGCTTCTATTGCAGTAGATAGTACAACTAAGGAAGCAACTATCACAGATGGTAGTCCTGCACCAAGTTGGTTTGAATATGATGTAAAAGGAAATTCTAGCTTAGAAACAACCGTTACCTCATCTAGAGAAAATGGAACTACCTTTTATACTCAGACTTTAAACTTGACTTTAACATATTTAGATGCTAAAACTCAGGCAGAATTGCAAACACTTGCAGTTTCTAGACCTTATATCGTTGTAGTAGATTACTATGGTAACAATTTCCTATGTGGATTTGAAAACGGAATGGAATGCACAGGCGGTACTGTAGTTACAGGAGCAGCAGCAGGGGATTTAAGTGGATTTACTTTAACATTCGAGGGAATGGAAGAAACTGCACCTTATTTCTTAGATGCAGCAGTAACGGCAGATGCAACACAAATTGACCCAACTGCATAATATAATTATTTAGTTAAAAATTAAGCATCCTTTATTGGGTGCTTTTTTTTTGCTTTAGTAATTTTACAAATTAGATGTTTTTTTTCGTTATATTAATAATGATTATACTAACGACATCAGCAACTGCTCAATCTCTATCAGTAATACCAAGAAGCTATGTATCTACTTTTACGTTATCAATAAGGGATGATAGCACTAATGTAGAAAAAACTTATAGTATTACTAAT